CTGCTCCAGGGTGATTTGGGTTGTCCACCCTGACCGACTCATCGACTGACGGACCTTGGTCCCCAGATAAACTCCGTTCACTGCCTTCGGCATGAATTCCTCGAGCGTGATTTCCGCTCCTGCCACAAGCGTTGCATCCCCCGGTACTGTCAGTTCTCCCTTTATCATTCCGCGATCAAGAAGCTGGGCTTTGTTCTTGGCAGCCGTTTCCGCCTCTGAAGCACTGTTGAACCGCCGCTTTATGACATACGTCGCGTCCCCTGTTCCACATTCCACATCGATACTTTGCTCCTCCGCCTTGGTCATGTCCCACCACTTCGCCGTGACCATCCCATATTTCCCGCGATCGGCGATGGTAAACGATCCTCGACAGCTTTCCGTATACTTCAACGTGGTTTTCGGTCGACTGTTCAGGTTCGGAGGGAAGATCAAGATCGTGTTGTCCTTGATCGAGAAATTGCCGTTCGCCTCTTCTGCCAGCCGTTTGAGGAAGTGGAGATCAGATTCCTGCGTTTGGGCTATGGCGTCATAGTAGACGTTCAACGTAACCTTACATTTGTATCCATGCTTGTTTGCGATCTTCTCGGCCAGATCCGCCAGTGAGAGATTTTCCCATTCCATATCGACCTTTTCCTTATCAGTACCCTTCGAAAACGACGCGGATCTTGCCCGTATGCGCATTACGGCAGGAACGAGGTCGAGACTCGTTTCGTCCACCTCGAAACACCCCATCAGCCGAAGCGCTTCTTCCTTGTATCCCATCCAGAGGCGTACCTTGGAGCCATGCGGCGGAAAATCGAACGGGGGATCATTCGCGACCGATATTTCGAGGGAGTCGGAGTCTTGCGCCTCGGCGTCTTCATACGTCAAAGACTCCAGATACTCCCAGATCGGGCGCGTACGGTCCACGCCGTCGATCTCTATTCGAGCCATCGGCGTGAACCTGTCGTTTGTCACCACAAAAACCTCTCACGCGGTGATGGCTCGATGTACGGCAAATGCACCGTTTGCCCGGCTTCGAGAACGTGTGTCATGGCAATACCGGGATTCGCGTCGAGCACTCTTTCGACCACGCGCCCGTCTAAGGATCCATACTGTTGCCAGCAGAGCAAGTCGAGTCTGTCACCGTCGGACGCGATAATTGACATTCTTCAAGTCTCCCTTTCGCCATGGAACAGTATTCCGGCTCTGCGATCCAACGTCTGTGAAGGTTTTCGGCCGCGATCGCCGTCGTATCGCTCCCGACGCAATTGTCGAGAACCATGTCGTCTTCGTTCGTATACGTGCGGATGAGCCACTCAAAGAGATCGAGTGGTTTTTCAGTCGGGTGCCCGTGACCTCGCATGTTTCCAAAGCGCAGAACGCTACGCGGGTATCGTGTCCCTGTGTTGTGATGCGATTGGATCTCGTATTGTCGGCCATAGACCGTACCCGCTCTTCCTCCATGTTTCGTGTATGGTCTTCCGTCCGTCATCTGCGGGTGATAGACGGGAAGCTTTTTGTAAAAGATCAGGATGTTCTCGTGCGCTCTGAGGGGCATCCTGTTCGCGTTGAGAAATCCGCAGGCGAGTTTCTTTTCCCAGATCAGTTCGTAGCGGAACATCTTTCGTCCTATATTGATGAGATCAGTGGCGAAAGCCTGTTGCGCGGTTAGAGCGATTACCCCCCGCTCTTTGATGAGCCGCAGATATTCGAACCAGAGCTTTCCCAACGGCAATTTTTTGTCCCATTTGAAATGTGTCGTCCCATATGGAAGATCACAGAGGATCATGTCCACACTGCCGTTAGGGATGCTCGGCATGATCTCGAAACAGTTTCCTTCGTAGAGCGTCCCCATTTCCGTCTCGAAAAAAGGCGTTGGTTGCACAGCGTACCTCCTGTAAAATACGGAGGCTGCGCGATTGCTTCGGAATCGTGTAGCAGGCGTCTATCCAGGGTGGCAGCCCTGATAGGCGCAGAGCCCTGTCAGTTCATCGACAGGGCTTCTGCGTCTCCCTCCGTCAGGTGTCGAACCTTTCAAGTTCGATGGTAAAGTCCTGCTTTTGCGGCGTTCCGTCATCGAAGAACAGCGAGTCGGTCTGCGAAATGTTCTTCACGATCCATCTCCCGAGGGATTTCCCCTTGCCGGTCACGAGGATCTGCGGCTCCATCTTCGCGGCCATCGCGCGTACTTTTTCCATCTGGGACATCCCAGTTCCTCGATAGGAAGGGTAGATCGTCCCCGGAAGCGTGATGCTCCGTGTTTCTTTCCCCATGGCCTGATACTGGGGAGTGTTCTGCAGGCGTTCGACCGTAGCCCACGGGTAGTCGGCCTTCATTGCCAGCTCCGCGTACGCCGCAGTGTCGATGCCGAATTGGAAATCACCCAAGGAAAGCATCATCGCTGTAGGCACCTCTCCTGCGTCGTCCGTCGTAGTCAGCTATTTTCCGAATCACCATGTCCGCGAGGGAACGTTCGTCCATGCCCGGGGCCGCCTGTATGTGAATGCCTCCTTGAATCGTAAGTCCCCCGGCTCCGGTCATGATGGGAGGAGGAGGCATCTGAGGGAACCTTTGGAAAGCATCCGTCCATCGTGGCGCTTCGGGTTGCGCCAGAGCGATCGTGGCGGAAGGGGACGCCCCCATTCCGGCGTCTTTCTTTTCGACCGTCATTCCCAAGGCCGAGGCCGCTCTCCCGAGAAGGGATCGCCCGCGTTCGCGGTAGGCCGAACCCACCGGTACGACATATTCCGGCCCGTCTTCGCCGATCCACGAGACCACTGGGCGGTCGATGAAACCGCCGGACGCGTTTTTCTGGGGCAACATCCACAGATATTCGTCCCCTGATTGATACTCGCCCTTGGAGCGGCGCTGCTGTGCCCCTGCGGAAGCGTTTGCTGCAGCTTCCGCAGATCCTGCCAAGCCGATGCTTTCCATCAACTTGTTGAGCGCGTCGGCGAGCTTCAGGGTCCATTGCACGGCTTTCCCGAGCGGTTCTGCTATCGCTCCGAGAATGGTGTCGCCTATGGGCGCGAAGGCCGATCCGATGGACGTCGCAGCCGTTTTGAGCGCGGCGCACATTTCGTCGCCGTACTTCTCGATGAGCCACAAGGCTCCGACGACCGCCATGATCCCGGCTAAGGCAATCCCAAAGGGGTTCGCCGTCAAAAAGGTCACGACAAGTCCAAGACCCGTTTGGAGAGCTTTCAGATCGGCAACCGCACCGGATGCGAAACTCCTGATGCCCCCTTTGAGTCCCGCGAACATTCCTCGCAGCAAAGACCCATCCCCGCGCATGCGCGCCATGGCGATGGTGTTTCCGATGATCGAAGGCCGAAGGCGCTGGAAAATATCGAGTGCGATGCTGCCGCCGTCCTTGATGTGAGACCACCCGAGCCCGGCCGCAAAGGTCGCCACCTTCAGCGCCAGGAACCCGGCGGCCATCGCGCCGAGCCCTCGAACTACGGTGGGGTGACGTTCGGCGAATTCGGCGAATTTCGTTATCCATGCGCCGAGGACGCCCGTGCCTTGCGTGATGCTGGGCAGAAAGACGCTTCCTATCGCCTCGCTGGCTCGCGTCAAATGGCCTTTCAGAAGCTGGAGCTGCATGGCCGTCGTCTCACTGCGGGCCGCGAATTCTTTTTGCATGGATCCTGCGTATTCGCTCTTGTCGGAAACGAGCCCCATTGCCTGCTTGTAGCCGTCGAGTCCGTCGACCAGCATCGCGATTTCGTCGGCGAATCCCGTTCCAACAATCTCTCGCAGAAGCCCGATGGGGTTCTTGGATTTCTTGACCGTCTCCAGAAACAGCAACAGGCCCTTGTCCGCATCCTTTTTGAAGGCTCGGCCGAGGGTGGCGCAGGAGGTTCCGAGAGGCTTGAGCTTCTTGTCCAATTTCTTGCTCTCGGTGGAGATGCAGCTCAGTTTCCCGATCAGGTCGTTTGTCGCCCGCGCCGCTTTTTCTGGAGCGACCTTCGCTTGTCGAAAGGCCGCACCCAAGGCCGCCATTTCCTCACCCGACATCCCCGCAAGCCTGCCGATCCCCTTGACAAGATCCACATACTCGATAATCGCCGGGGCGGTGGCGTCCATGTTGTTCGACAGATGGTTCACGGCATCTCCCAGGAGAACGGCCCCTTGCTGGGTCAGCTTGAGATTGTTCCTCCATCCCGTCATCGCGGCACCGGCCACGTCGGCCGCCATGTCGAACGCGATGCCCATCTTGGCGACGTCTTCCACGAACGCCTCGCGGTCTGCTTCCGGTATGTTGGACTGCGCTGCGGCGGCCATGATGTCGGAGAGTCCTTCGAACCCCACGGGAACACGGGTGCTCATCTCGAAGAGACGTTGCTTCCGTTTCCGGGCTTCTTCTTCGGTCATGTTCCATACCTTGCGAACCCCGGCGAATGCCTCTTCCGCCTGGATGGAGGGGGCGAGGATCGCTCCCAGGCCGACCAACGTCCCTGCCGAGGCGACCAAACGCCCACGCATCTCTCCCCGTTGTTCTCTGCGGGACGCGCGCGCCTGAGACCTCCCGAGGAACCCCTCCTGAATCGCGGTGTATCGACGCATTACGCTGAGTTGCTTGTCGAGGCCTTTCAGTGTCAGACCGTACTTGCGAGCTTCCTGCGCCGCGGCGAGCGTCGCGGCTTTCAATTCTTGGAAACGCCGAATTCCGTTCGCGTCCAGTTTCCCGGCCTGCATGGCCGC